ACTTCGCCCACACTCTGAGCGTCTCCACAAAGGGCTTGTCGGACGAGGCTGCGCAAAAGGCCATTCAGGATGCACTATTAGGCATGGCGGACGCAATGGCCGGGATGGTCGGCGGGCTGGCAAGGTTTGCCATCACAGGAGAGGGTTCGGCGGCTACACTGGAACGGCTGGCGCAGTCACTGGTGGCGGTCAACGGATGGATGGGCAACTTCCGCATGAACCTTTACGACGTGTCGCTTGCGGGCGGTGGGGCGGCGGCGGCGTTTGTCCAGTTGTTCGGGTCGCTGGAAAACTTCAACGCGGTGTCGCAATCATACTACCAGAATTTCTTTACCGATGCGGAGCGGGTGGCGCGCGCGACTGAATTGCTATCCATTGAAATGCTGGCGCTGGGCATCAACACTCTGCCGTCCACGCGGGCTGCATTCCGGGCGCTTGTGGATGAAGCGGACGCGCTGGGAGACAGCAGGCTGGTGGCGTCACTGATGCAGCTTTCGCCCGCCTTTGCCGAGATCAGCGCAGGGGCCGACGCGTTGGGGGATAGTCTGCGAGCGCTGGTCAATGAGGATTTGTTCGCAACCGGGCAAGACTTTACCCGCGCCTTGTCAAGGAACAGCAATAACCAGTCGTTTACGCCGCGCGAGTCCGATGCAGAGTTGCGCGCAGAGTTGCGGGCGCTTAACGTGTCGATGGAGCGGCTGGTGTCGTCGTCCGAAATCACGGCGGGCAACACTGGACGCGGTGCCGACGCGGCAGACGACACGCTGGCATTCCAGTTGGAGCAGACCCTATGACCCTGCGGATCATTGAACCTTTTGCGATAACCGAAACCAACATCGACAGCACCAACGTTGCGCTGGAAACGGCATGGACGGCGGGCACCTATAACTTGGGCGACGTGCGACGGGTGGGTGAGCGGTTGTTCGAGGTATCGGCCGCCAGCACAACGCAAGAGCCTGGACTGGTCGCATCGACTGAGTGGTTTGACGCTGGACCGGCTAATCGTTACGCGGCGTTCGATCTGCAATTCGGCGCGGATAAGTTCCGCGTGATCGACACGATAACAAGCCGCGCGGACAGTATCACTTACACGCTGGAGGGCTTGCCGCGATTGTCGGCCATGGTGTTTTTCGGATTGCAGGCGACCCAAATCAGGATCGTCGGCACGCTGGACACGACGGGCGATGTTGCGGACGTGACGCATGACGTGCCCGACGCGACGCCATACGAAGGATCGTTTTTTCGGTGGTTTTTTGCGCCTCAGTCTTTGGAGCGGACATATACCAATTTTGAGCTGAACATCCCAATCGGCGCAACCGTTGTGGTCACGATTACAAACACAGGATCAACGGCGGCGGTCAGCACGATTGCGATGGGATTGGCTGACGCATATGGCGTTGTCGAAGTGGCATCCACGCGAGGCCTGCGCAGCCGGTCCGTAAAGAAAACCGAAGGCACACTGACATCGCTGTTGCGCCGCACACCCGCATCGCGCGTTGGCTATCGCGTCCACTTGGATAGCTACGCATCCGCGCCTTTCTGGCGAACAATTGATGATCTGGACGGGGTGGCAGCGGTGTTCGCCGGACCTGATGACAATCCTGAATTTTTAGCTTATGGTTTCGTCAGTTCGTGCCAAACAGTCGCAGACGTGCGCGGCATAACAAAAGTACAACTTGAAGTGGAGACGCTATGACCGCGCCAGTAATCAGACAATACCCCGGCACGATCCCGGACAAAGGTCAGGCGCAGACAGCGTTTGACACGAATGTTGATGCGTTTCTTGACTGGCAGGCGCTGCAATTCGCGCCTGATTTGGCGTCGTTTGGGGCGTGGGCGGATCAGCTGCGGGCAGCACTTATTGCGGGCAATTTACCCCCGTTGACCGGAAGACAACTTGACGCGCTGCGGGTGAACGCTTCAGGCAATGGCGTTGAGTTTGCCAACGTGACAGCGGCGGGCTGGGCCTTGCTGGATGATGCAAACCCGGAGGCGCAGCGGGCTACTTTAGGCCTGCAATCCCTTCAAAGCGAAAGTCTTTCGAGTCTTGACTTAGGCCGCAGCGCGAGCGGTGATCGAGCGTCACTCATAGACTTTCATGCATACGGTGAGGCTAACTCGGGTGTTTTTGGCGCGCGTGTAGGGCGTGCTCCCGGTACAAACGGGGATCTATTTGTAGAAAACGTGGGTACGGGGCGCGTGATTATCTCTTCCAGCGGCGGCATTAACTTAAATGGTGCTGTTCTCGCGCCTCAGGGCGTCGCCCCGCTTTTCGCCTGCCGCGCGTGGGTGAATTTTAATGGGGATGGCGCGGCATCAGTTCGGGCCGCCGGGAATGTGTCGAGCATATCGGATTTTGGCACAGGTGACTATCGGGTCAACTTTGCGACAGCAATGCCTAATGCGGATTACGTAGCAAATATCAGTTTTGGGTTTAACACTTTCCCAAACGCCAGCCAGAACAACATAAACGCGTATCAGATCACAAATCTTGTTGGTTCATTTCGACTTGCGCTAGTCGATGCTAGCAGTGACCTTCTCGCTGATGCGCCCGTGATAATGGTTTCAATTTTCCGTTAGGAGCAGGACAATGCTAGACAAATGCATCATCTACCAAAACGACGACGGCGGCGTGGTAATTGTCAGACCCGTAGATTGCGGACTGACACTTGAGGAAATCGCGGCAAAAGACGTGCCGACGGGCAGACCATACAAGATTGTGGACGTTGCAGACGTTCCAACCGACCGGAAATGGCGCAACCATTGGACTGTTGACGAAGCCGATCTAACCGATGGAGTTGGCGCATGATTATCAAGATCAACAGGCCCGACCCCGCCCAAGCCCGCGCCGCCATGCAGTGCAGCCCATTGCAGGGCATCCTGACGCTCGGGGAAGTCGAGTGGGGCAAGGTGCTGACCTACCGCGAGACGGCGTCATGGCAGGAGCGAGCCATCATCGACCACGCCGGGGATTGGCAACGCAATAGCGAAAACATTGCGTTTTTTGGCTATCTGCTGAATTATACGCCGGAGCAAATGGACGCGCTATTCACGGCGGCGGCACAGGTGCGGGCATGATGCAACGGGTGGTGATGATCGGATCGGCGCTGTCGCAGCTTGCCAACGTGATGACAGCGCGGGATCTGACCAAAACAGGCCCCAACGAGAGCGTGAGCGCGCGAATGCATAGGCAAGCGCGCAGGCGAGAGGGCATCATTGACGCAGTGTTTTTCTGGCAGCGCAATCCCGGCCATTGCGAACGGGCATTTCTGGCGGATATGTATGACGCCAATGCCCTGATCTACGAGATTGAAGGAAAATAAATGCAGACCACAGTAGTCACCCAAGTTGCAGCCCTGACCGCCATAGTTGAGCGCATGGATAGGCGTGCGGAGGAGGACAGGCATGAGCGCAAGGCCGCGCAGGCCGAGACTGAGCGGACACGGCTTGCCACCAGTGCCGAACTGACTGACATTCGGCACGATCAACTCAATGTGTTGCGGCGGCTGGATAAAATTGAACCGGTCACGGATCTGGTAACCTCTTGGCGCGGCAAGCTGGCCGGTGTGATGATCGTCATGGGTTTTATCGGCGCGCTGGCGACGTTCGTGGTCGTCTTCTTTAAGAATTCAATTCTGGAGTGGTTCCAATGAATCGTATCATCATCCACTGGACAGCCGGCGGAAACAAAGCAAACGCCACAGACAAGCGGCACTATCACATCATCGTGGATGGCGACGGAAATATTGTGATGGGCAATCATCCGTTTTCTGCCAATAACCCGATCCGCAATCCAAACGATGGCAGCACCTATGCCGCACACACGCGGGGGGCAAACACAGGTGCAATCGGCATTGCTATGGCGGGGATGCGCGGGGCAAAAGAGCGACCATTCAGCCCCGGCCCGTCCCCGATCACTGCGGTTCAGGTTGTGGCGCTTGTTGGCGAGGTGGCGCGCCTTTGCCGCGCCCATGGCATCCCAGTGACGCGCGAAACTGTCCTGACCCACGCTGAGGTGCAATCAACGCTGGGCATCAAGCAACGCAACAAGTGGGATATAATGTGGTTGCCGGGAATGCGATCTACGGGAGATCCGCACAAAATCGGTGACGACCTGCGCGATCGTGTATCCGTGCTCGTTAAGCCTGCGTCCGTTGTGGTGCAGAAACCAGCGCAAAGTGAACGACAAGATGCGCCTGCAAAAACCTCGTGGGCATCTATCTTCGCTGCAATCACGCAGTTTTTCAAAGGAAAATAAAATGTTTCTTGCCATCCGAATGATCATCTACGTTCTCGCAGTGCCATTGGCGACCTACATCGGCGGCACCTTTGATCCCGAAACCGGGAACCTCACAATCAACATCGACAGCCTGCTGAATGTCGGCGGCGGTTTGGCGGTAGTGGCTACCACATTCGCATCATCGCGCTGGGCAAAAGTTAAAGGCTGGGCAACATGATCTGGGCATTTTTGGGAGGATTCCTAGCGGGAGTCGTCGCTATGTACGTCCTCGCTGTGTTTTTGTTGCTGCGCGATGATTGACCTGATCATAGGCAATGCGCTGCCCTATATCCTCGCCGCTGGTGCGCTGATCGCGGGGGTGGTGACCGCTTACCTACGCGGGCGCAAGGACGCCACCAGCAAGGCGGAAAAGCGAGCGGTTGATGAATACATCAAAACAAGGGGCAGGATGGATGAAGTTGATATTCCCACTCATGGCGCTGATGTTGATAAGTGGTTGCGCGACCGTGCAAAATCAAAGCGCAATCTGTAGTGGTAGCGCGGCGCTACGGACGGCTCATGCGGCGGCTCTTGTCGCGGATGGCGGTGCGCTATCCAAGGCATCCGGCGCGGCGCTGATAGGCACCATCGACGCCGGATGCGGTGACTTCTGATGTGGCTGGCGATCGCCGTACTGTGCCTGCAAACCAGCGCCACAGACATAGAGTGTCACAGGGACAGGCGCGGGCCTTATCTGACGATGGAGGAGTGCCGTGGGATAGCACGGCCATGGCGCGAAACCATGCTATCCGTTGCCGCCGGTGTTGAGGCGGTGATTGTTTTTGAGCGCGTCTGGTGCGCTAAGGGCAATGACGTTTAATCGCCAATCCGCGTTACGTTTCGGCAGCTTTCAGTCACGTTCTCATCGCCTTCCGCCGCCTGCACCCGCGCTTCCAGCGCCGTGATGTAATTTAGCAGCGCATAGCATTGGCTTTCGTTTGGCCGGATGGCGTAATGTAGCTTTTCAGCGATCGCTTTTAGTTCTGTCGGTGTCATGTCTTTGTCTCCTGTTCAATCTTGCCTTCATTCATTCCAGCGCGCCGGTACGGCCATTCGGTCGATGCCTCTCGCAGTTTTCGGGCTTGGTGTGCGTACCCGCTCCAAGAGTAGTTTACGTCTGCCGTTTCGCCCGCCCCGCTTTGGTGCAGCCAGCGCCACGTGGCAGGATTGTAGAGCCGCATGGTGGGCTGCTGACGGTATGCGGTGGGCTTGCCTACAGGCAGGTGTCCAGTGCCCATCTCAGTCTCCGATCGCAGCGCGGAGCAGGGCAGTATTGCGGGTGAGTATTGTCATTGCTTCGTCTCCCTCATTTCGCGGCGCATCTGCACCAGCTTTGCAATGTGTGCGTCGTGATCAAGATCCGCTATCTCGTCGCGGTGTCGCTGCATGTACGGCGGCACGTCGCGCAGGTGATCGAGATAGTTGATTGTCGGATTGCGGCGGGGATTCGGCACGGGCCGGATGATGCGTCGGATGGTGGCTAAGATGCTCATTGAGCACCCCCAAACCCATACGCGATGTACAAAAACACGAACGGCAGGGCGATGACGCAAGCGGCGCCGATGGCGTCGGTCAGGATGCGGCGGATCATAATGCCGTCTCTTGTGCGTTGAATCTCATGTGTGTTTCTCCTCTGATATTGCATCGAGCGTCGCGCGATTGCCGATGTATACTGTCTGGTCGCCATCACAGCGGATGCGCCTCGCACGTAGTCATAGCTGCGCGCGTTGCCGGATGTGCCTACGCACTCAGGGCAGACGATGTAGCATTTCTGGGCAAGGGCGGTGCGGTCGGCATGGGTCATATCAGCACCCCTGCGCGATTGCTGCGGCGCGGATTGCCTCAGCCTCGCCGCGCATCTGTGCGATTGCGGGCCCTTGGTCGTTTCCGCCGATCCAGAATGCGGCGGGCCAGAACAATACCAATGCGACGGCAGTCATTGCCGCGTCGTTGTTCGCCTGCTGTGTCTGTTGTCCGGTCGCCGTAGCAAGACGCGCGTTAAGCTGCACAGCGGCTGCGTTAAGCTGGCCGCATGTCTGACCTGTGTATGCGGTCGGGCTAACGTATGCGGGGGCGATCTGATCGGGTGCCGTTGCGCATCCTGCAAGGGCAAGCGTAGCGGCTGTAAGCGTGGTAACGATGGTTTTCATTTGGTTGGTTCCTTTGGTTGGGTTGGTGTGTGCGGCGCGGGTCATTGTCCTGCCTCCTGCTTTGCTTTGAAGTCGGCTTGCGCGGCGTTTCTTGCAGCGAAAACTTCTTCTATCCGCTCAGGGTAGTTTTCAAACACCCAATGTATAACTCCCTTTAATCCCGCGCCCTCACACATTACGGCTGCTTGCACTCGCGCAATTTGTAGCTTGTGCTTTTCTTTTTGGTTTTGCAGGTTCCAGTTTGCCGCTTCAAAACGCTTGTCACTTTTAAGCGCTTTCAAATCCGCGCGGGCGATTGTTAAATCTTTCTTGGCATGTGCAAACGCAACCCGCGCCCGTAATAGCCAATCAGAACCCCGGTGAGGATTGGCTATTTCATCGTCTAACTGACTCATTATACTGTCGCGCGCAGCCATTGCCTCCGCAACATTAGCCTCCGCGTCTGCAATCTCATCTGGCGTTGCAATGGCAGCGGCGTTTATTTCGTATCGCTGTTCGGTCATAATCTTAACTCCGGTTGGTGTGTCTCTCTGCACCCTTATTGCCACCTATTGTCTCCCGCGTCAACCCTATAAAATCGTCAGCAGTGCAACAGAATCCACCGACACCGCCGAACCCCCGGACAGATTGCAGGAAAGCGGCCTGCGCCTGGCCGCGCTTGTCGCCGGGCGTCAGGTGCCATCCGGGCTTTTTGGTTTCAACCGCCAGGAACACGCCAAGCGTTTTGCCAACGTGTGACGGCTGCACCACCACGGGCAGGATCCCGATCAGGTCGGACGACTTCCAGCGCGCGTTCAAGGCGGGCGATTCATTGCCTAACCCGAACCGGATCAGGCGGCCTGTCTGGTCGGTGCAGCCGCCGTTATTATTTCGCCAGATCGGCACACCAGCCCGGCCCGCCGCAAGACGTACCTGTGCCGCCCCCGCCGCCTCACTGTGACGGGCCGTGGGGGCGGGCGAGGGCATAGCGGGGCTCAGGATAGCCGTCAGTTCGGCAAGGGCCTGTGCGGGGACGTGGTAGCCCCACCGCGCTTGCCAGTCTCTTAGGGTCATGCGCCCGTCCACCGCACCGACATAAGCGTGCCGCGCAGGCGGGCAGACGCTACAAAATCCACCCGGATCGGATCGCCTGCCCCTGCACCCCCGGTCAGCCGGATCGGGCGACCCTTGTTGATCACGTCGGCGGCCTTGATCAGCTTGCCCAGCACGGCAGGATCGTAGCACAAGCTGGCAGCGCCCCCGTCGCCTTTGGCCACCATGCGCCGCCATTCCGGGAACGTGCCGTCGATCACGGTAAATTCCAGTACGCCAACACGGGCCATTTCGCAGCCCTTGCCGTGGTTGATCACAAATTGCAGTATCCCGGTTTCGATGTCACCGTAGACCCAAAGGTCGCCGCCAGACGCCTTGGCTTTGAACGCCTTGTCGGTTGCGTCACATGACAGGATGAACCCCGCGCCTTGAGGCGTGCCGGTGGCTCCGGGCATCCGTGGCGCGTCCATACCCTGCGTGAAACATTCCGTGCCGACGTGGCATCCGTCTGGCAGGTCAATCGTAAGCATCTGGTGTCCGTCCAGCGCGACCAGCTTGTCAGCCTCGATCAGCACGCCGCCGAGATAGTAGCGGATCCCTTCGGTGCTGATGCACTGGAACGCCGCGCGCAGATCATCGGCGGGCAGGAAAAACGTGGTCGGGGTCGGTGTGGGTGTGATGGTTTTCATTTGTTTGGCTCCGGTTTGGTTGTGGTGGGCGGGGCTGTTACGCCGCCGCCCGTGTGTGTCAGGCTCAATAACTGCTGACCTTGGTGTTGCGAACGTAATTCAATTCTTGGGCCACTTCCCATGCACCGGCGGCGCGAGCTGCTACTTCAAGCTCCAGCAGGTTGCAACGGTTAACCCTCGAAACAATCAGTTCGTTCAGGTCGGTGTGGGCGGCTGCGATCAGGGTGGTCAGGGTCATGTCGGTGGCTCCTTGCCGGTGTGTTTCTCTACACCCTTATTGCCACCTATTACCTACCGAGTCAACAGGTAATTTCGCGCCCATTCAAGCGCCGCGTCGATTTGTTCAGGCATCGGGTGCGGTGCAGGGCGGGCCGGTGTGACAGCGCAAGCGTCCTGGGGCCGGACCGCTTTGAACCGCGACCACAATTCCGCCTCACTGTGCCGGTCCATCCGGCGCGCGTTGTGGCATATCTGGTAAAGGTGTGTCATGGCTTCAAAACCACCATAGCTGTTCCATCCATTCTCCTTGCCACAATGGTACTGTATGAATGGCTGCCGAAAAGCGTGTCGAATGACAGTCCTGTCAAAATGTCACCGTTGTCGGTCACTATCTTTTTGACGGCTTCTGCCATTTCGTCGGGTGTGAGTTTCATAGCGGTGTCTCCTATCTGGTCGGTGGAAATATGGAGCCCATAATCCGGCCCGTGATCTTCCCGGCGATACGGCGGCCAATGCGCTTCGGGATGGCCTTGGTGGGGTTTTTGTGCGTTACAGCCTGCACGTCCCCGAGGATCTTGGCGAGGGCGTAGAGCTTGCCGCGGAATTTGCTGAGGGTCATGGCGCGTGGTCCTGCAACGTCGTCACCAACCCGTCAAAATCCTCGTTTGGGCCGAGTATTTCAGCAAGGTTCTGAACCACGTTGATGTCCATTCCGTATTCCTCGGCAAGGCTGTCAAGGTATTCGGCGCGGTCAGTATATCCGTTGTCTGTGTAAATATCGCTCATGACTTCACCTTCTCATAAAGCCCGGTCAGGGCGTTCCAGATTTCCAGTTGATCGATCGACGCGGCGCATTGGGTCAGCGACCGGTCAGCCTCGTTCAATGCGTCCCGCGTGCTGGTCGCGCCGATCATGATGCTACCATAGCGGTAGGAGGTCAGCCCGGCGGCGGCGCAGGGGCGTTCGGTGTGGTGGGTCATGCAGCCACCGGCCCGTGGATGCAGGGTGTGGCATCTGCTACACAATCGACAACACGCCACACTTTCAAAGTTTCACCGACCACCCTGCCGCGCAGGCTGTCGAGCCATATTTGGACTTCGGCAACGCTGTCCGCGTGCTTTATGAATCCTGCGACGTGTGCGTGGTAAAAGGTTGTCATGTCGGTATCTCCAGGTTGCGTTTCTGTTACATCCTTATTGCCACCTATTGTCTACCAAGTCAACCACTATTTACACGATCCGAAAAATAGTGCACAGTGTCCGTGTTGTGTGGCATCTCTGAGCCCGGCGGGTGTTTTCTCCCTGTCACCCGCCGGTGCTGAGAACCAGGTCCCAAGCGACCCGCGCATAATAACCCCGATCCAGCAATGACCAGTCGAAGTCGTGCAAATCATTACACATCAGCACCGTCTCACCCTTCAGGATCGCCTGGGGCCGGTCGTGCGATGGCAGCTTGGGCAGGGGCGGCATGATCTTCCACAACTGCGCGCCGCCCTGCGCCGTGACATAGAACCGCCCCGTCCGCTGCTGTGCTACCCCGCCGCTATGCATCTTGCGCTTGACGGGTCGCCCCTTGGCGTCTGGTGGCGTCCATTGGCAGTCATAGTCGGACAGATCACCGCCAAGCATCACCCTGTCGCCGCGCTGGGCCTTCAGGGTGTGCATGAAATGGAAAGCGTTGTCACAGGCCGCCACGGTATCGGCCACCGGCACGCCGCGCACCAGATATGCTTCGGCCGCCATGGCCACGATCTTGCATGATTGGTTTTTGTGCCAGCCGTCGCCGTATCCCAGACCGTGCTGATACTCGAACGCGCCTTTGCATTTCACGCCGCCGCGCGCGTCAATCGCCAGGTATGAATTTACGTCCCTTTGATGGAAGCTGGCATAATCCTCAGACTCCAATTCCAGCCCGGTCAGCTTTTCCCACTCGGCAGACACCGCGTCACACTCTGCCACCCTGTCCCGATCAACAATGTATTCAATCCCGTCCGTGTTGACCTGTATCAGTTCGAGCGACGGAATGGCCGCCAGCCGTTCCGCCAGCATGCAAAGCAACAACTGTCCGTTGATCGTGATTGTCATCGTGTAGAGCGGATCATAGAACGGGCTATAATTCGAGTTCGAGTTGCCATAGGTTGCGTTGAGGGCCAGCTTCAGGGCCTTGTTGCGCGGATCGCTTTTGGGAAGGCTGATCCGCTGGTCGTAAACGTCCTTGTAGATGTCACAGAACACGTCGGACAGGTGCGCCGGATAGACGCGGTTGGCAATGGCAAGGTTTGGATAGTAGCTGCGCACGTCCCGGCCCTGCACTACCCTGTCAGGCGTGCTGCGCCATGTGGTGCCGTCCTGCGCGCCGTGGATGCCGCCGGTGCCGAACACAAACGTCAGGCCGTGGCAGGTGGCCGTCAGGTCGTCGAACGCACCCTTTGTCTTGGTGATCGTCTTGGCGCGCAGATAGTCCAGCACGCGGTTGAACTCAGGTGTCTGGAATTGCACATAGGGAAAGATGCAGTCGGCCAGCGGGATGCGCGCGCGGGGTGTCTGCCGCCACGATCCAGACTTGCCGCAGATGCCGGGCTGGGCGGCGTTGAGGCGGGATATGAACACTTTCGAGCCGATGGTCGAGTCGCTGGCGTTGATCAAGTCTTGTTCCAGCGCGGCCGACATTTCGTCACGGAACGCCAAGGCCGCCGCCGACTGCCGGTAGAATTGCAGCGTGGCGGCCACGTCGTGCCGGTTGTAGCCGAGCAACTGCGGGATCCGGTCGGGCGTCAGGACCGTGCCGGGCGGAAAGGGCATGTCTGCAACGTGCGGCAACTGTAATGCAATTTCGATTTGTTTCAGGCTGGTCATGCGGGCTTGATTGTCAAAATGGTGGATTTTGAACAGATCGACTTGCGGCACGATCATGTCGGACGCCCAGACGTTATTTTTGAATCGGTCATTCCATGGCGTCTCGATAATGCCCATGGATATTTGATAAGCATCTGCCGCGGTAAATGAGTCGAACCTCAACAGGGCGTGCAACAGCGGATAGTCATAGCCTACGTTGTTATAGCCTACCATCCGGTTGCCGGGACGCGCCCCCATGGTGCGGATGAAATTCAGCAACTGACGGGACTGGTTCACCCGGTCGGATACTTCAAATATCCATTCCGTGCCGCTGGCCGCATGGACGATTACTGCGCTGAATACGTTCGGGTAGGATTCCAGATCGTAGGGGAAATCGTTCCACGGTGTCACAGCACCACCGCTTCGCACGCTCTGGTGCAGGCTTCCCGCTCGTCTGACGTGGTGCAGCCGCAAATCAGCGTGCAGTCGCTGGCAAGGACGCGGCGTGTGCAGCCTACAGAGTCCACATAGGACCCATATACCCTGCCCACATTCCATTCCTCGCCGGTCGGATTGTGCGTTACGCGGTCGCCGGGTTTGAATTGTGTCACGGTGTGTCTCCCTGTTGCGTTGTGGGGTCTTTCCCTCCTGTCACCGCCTGCCACCCGTCAGGATTTGCGGTTCTACCTTTTGCCATGGTGGCTTGGGCCATTCCTAGCGTGGATTAAGTCCGGCCATGCTTTGTCTATCCGTCTCAGGAGAGTTGCCACGCAGCAACCTTGAAACAGGGCGGGCCATGACAGCCCGCCCTGTGATCCGTTACGCGCCTGGCATACCGCCGCCCGTTGCAGGTGCCATATAACCGCCGTAGCTAGTAGGGGATGTAGTCTCCCCACTTGGCATACTGGTCTGCGGCGTCGGCATTCCAGAACCGTTTCCCACCGGTGCCTGTGCCGGTGCGGGCATACCTGACGGTGCGGGCATACCTGACGGGGCCGGTGCAGAACCGCCCGGCAGTTGAGGGGTCTGGGTCATGCCTGCGGGCATATACGCGCCCGGTCCTGCGCCAAGCTGTTGCTCCAGTGATGGGCCGCCGGCAATCTCCGGGCCGAAACCGACAAGGCAAACCGTCTGGGGGTTCAGATAAACCCCTGCGGTGTGGTCCATGTTGCCATTGGCAGATGTCGAGAACGGCACTGTGACATAATACCCTCGCTTGATTTCGCTGGGGTCGCAATAGGTCGGCACAGCACCCTGATATTTGGCCGATGCAATGGGTAGCGTGGTCGAAAACTTGACAACCCAGCATCCTTTACCGTGCTTCCAGCGTAGTTCCTGCTGGCCGGTTGTGGGGTTGGCGCGCATTTCATCGCCGTCCGCAATTTTCCAGCTAAATGCCGTGGCGGCCAGCCCCATGTTGATCTGGGCCATAATGTGTGGGGACTGCCCATATCCGGCCTGCGCCGCCTTGAACATCAAGCTGAGCATTTCATTCATGCCGGGGGCGTTCTTTTCAATCGCCACGGCGAACCAGAACGATTGTTTGTCCTCTGGGATTGGGCGGTTATTGGCATCGGTGGTCTGCTTGGTCCACGGATCGCCCGAGATAAGGCGTCCGACTGGTGAATTTCCGTATTCTGTGTGGCGTGACATTATTTTGCGCTCCTGTTGAGTTGCCGGGCCAGGGTGTCCTGATCCAGCGGGGCCAGCTTGTGGCCGGTGGTTGGTCGTTCGGTAATAATAGATAATTGCGCCTCGGTCAAGCCCGCAAGTTTAAGGTCGCCAACATTCATCGGCACGGTCTTGGTCGCATCTTTACCAGTCAGTGCCTTGATGGCTGCGGGTGATGCTTTGACGCGCGTGTTACCCAACCGGGGCAGAATGCACCACCCTGGCAGACGTTCGCCACGCTTGGCCCGCGCCTCTGCTTCAACCTCGGTGGCCTTTGCCGCTGCGCTGATAATTTCCAACGCGTTGCGGTAAAAATGCAATGCCTGAGACATTTCTGCCGGGGTCCGGTCGCGGTGGCCGGTCATCTCGGCAATGGCCAGAGCCGTGGCGGTTGTCTGTTGCAGCGCCACGCAACCCACCGCCCCGTCACAATACAGGCAGTGATCGCCTGGCGTGGCGATGGGGTCAGGCTTGTAACATTCCTCTGCGCGCTGGATGATCCATGCGGCATTGGCGCGGATCTGATCGGGCGTCCAGTCGATCCAACGGCGCGGGCCGTCTTGGTGAAAGCCGCGCGGCTGGTAAATCTCGGTGCGGATCGTGCGGACCGGGCCGGGCGGGGCAATCAAGATCGCAGCAGCATAGATAATCAATTGCGGCGCATCAGGTGCCACCAGCCGGAAGCCGTATTTCAGATCACGCACGGTCAGCACGCCGTCCGCCAGCGTTACGCAATCGGGCGTGCCTGCAATTGTGGGCGAAAGCGTGACGTGTTCCTCCACCCACATTTTACCGCCATCCGCGCGGCAGATTTCGGCATAATCCTGCATATGGCCGATCATGGTAGCGTCGACTTCCCATCCGTTTTCATGGGTCATGCCGACCGCCACCGGCAGGTCTCCGGTCAGCAGCAACTCGGCCACCCATGCCGCACACGTGCCTTCCCGCGCGGCGTCACTGGTCGGTTGCGGTCCGGCGCGGCTGGCAAACAATGGCGCGGCGGAGCATTTCGTCCAGCGGTGGGCGGCGCTGGGGAGGGTTTTAATTGTCATTGGCGTGTGTCTCCCAGTGCTGCACGAGCAACACCTCGTGAGCTTGAACAGTTGCTGCACTTATGTACGACGCTCAACGCCGCCCGCAGCCGTTTGTTTTCTGCCGCCAGTTCGGTCGCAATGCGGTGCAGGTCGGGGGCGGCGGCGATCAGTTGTGCATTTGCATAGTTTGGAGGTTCCCCTTCTGTTGGGTAGTAATCGCGTGCATCTCCAAAGGTGCAAACTGAGGTTTCTCCGCTGTAAAAGCCGCCCATCCAATCACCTTTAACAGGGTCAAGTTTCCACGTCCCCGGCGTAAATTCCGTCAGGCTGGCCAGCAGTTTGTCGTCGTCTGTCATCTTCATATCTCCCCTGTCATATGTAAAAGGCGGACTGTTGCGGCCCGCCCGGTGTGGATCATGCGCTCATAGCGTGCCGGACGCATCCGTCATGGTCATCGCCGTTGTCCACAGCGTCCATGTAATGCCAGAGCCGGGCGATGCTGGTCTGGTTGGTTTCCAGATCGTCATAGCCAATAGACAGGGCTGCATAGATCGCATCGTATTCGGCGGGCAGGCCATCAGGGTCAGCCATTTTCGCCATGAACCGTTCCGCCATTGTCTTATAGTTGATCGGGGCGGGTGGTGTTGCCGGAGCGGCGCTGGCCGGTTGCGGCATGGGCATCCCCTGCGGTGCGGCTGGCGCTGGTGCATCATTGCCGGTAGCGGCTGCAATGGCCGCATCATACGCCTCTTTCTGACCGCGCTTGGCACGCCACGATCCGTCAGCGTTCTTGCTGGCCGGCGTGCTGTGGATGGTGTCGTCATGGGCCATACCGTGGCAGTCTGTCTCGGGCTGTGCCGGTGCCGTCTCGGGCTGTGCCGGTGCCGTCTCGGGCTGTGCCGGTGCCGTCTCGGGCTGTGCCGGTGCCGTCTCGGGCTGGGCAGTGTCAGGCTGGGCAGTGGTGCCAAGCAAGAGGGCAATCGTGGCGCATTCCTGGGCGTTGTGGGGGTCAAAGGTAATCTGCATGGTATTTCTCCGGTTTGGGTTGTTATTTTTTAAGAATTTGAGCGATGATCGGCAGATCCGCTTCGCGGACGTGCCACTTTTTTCCGACACGTTCGGCAGGCACTTCGCCATTCACAACGGCCCTCCAAAGGCGTTGGTATGTCGTGGAAAGTCCGTGTGCCCGCAGCGCCCGTGGGGCGTCTGTAAGGGGAATATTGTCTGTCATTAACCTGTCTCCTCTGGTTTGTTTTATTTGTTTAACCGATGCGGGTGAGGTTGTAAATACCTATTATTGTCCTTTACTACCGGCGCGGCGCGGGCTAGTAATAGCGCATGATACTCACACTCAGACCATACCAGACGCAACTGATCGACGACATCCGCGCCAAGTGGGATAGCGGGGCGCGCAACGTGCTAGCCGTTATGCCGACAGGTGCGGGAAAAACAGTTACCTTCAGCAAATTGAACGCCGATGGGGAACGGTCCTGCACCATTGTCCATCGTCAGGAACTGGTCGGACAGATCAGCAAAACATATGCGCTGACCGGCATTTATCACAATATCATCGCGCCCCAGTCGGTTATAAATTTTTGCATCCGCTTGCACATTGCTGCCACGGGACGCAATTTTTACGATCCGCGCGCCTCAGTCAGCGTGGCTGGTGTTGATACGCTGATCCGCCGCTTCAAGCCTGGCGATCCGTGGGCCAACGGGATCCGACGCTGGACGCTGGATGAAGCGCACCACGGGCGGCAGGATAACAAGTGGGGTATTGCTGCGGCGTTGTTTCCAAATGCTAAAGGCCTGGGCGTCACGGCTACGGCGTGCAGGGGCGATAACAAATCACTGCACGCCGGTCAGGGCGGGTTGTTTCACGATCTGGTTCAAGGTCCGGGCATGCGCGAACTGATCGACGCTGGCAGCTTGTGCGACTATCGCGTGTTTGCCCCTGAGTCTGGAATCAACGAGGCGCTTTTGCAGATCGGCAAGACCGGCGAGTTTACGGCAAATTCCGCCAAGGGCGCGCAAAAGGCGGAACTGATCGGCGATGTAGTGGAAAGCTACATGACGCATATTCCCGGCAAGCAGGCGATTGTATTCGCGTCAGGGGTGCAGGATGCCAAGGACATTGCAGAACAATTCAGGGCGCGTGGCGTGCCTGCTACGGCGCTGGACGGCACAAACAACGACGGGCATAGGATGGAGCAAGTCGCGCGGTTTGAATCGGGCGAGACGCGAATCCTGACAAACGTCGATCTGTTCGGCGAGGGCTTTGACGTGCCAGCGTGTGAGGCGGTTATCATGGCCAGACCAACGGCCAGCTTCGGGCTGTTCGTGCAACAGTTTGGTAGAGCGTTGCGACCGTTTGCAGGCAAGACTCACGGTATCATCATCGACCATGTGGGCAACGTGGTCCGCATGGCTGCCAAGCACGGCCTGCCTGATACGCCGCGCACCTGGACGCTCTGGCAAGACGAGACGCGCAAAGCCAATGGCAATCCCGACGCGGTGCCGGTCAGGGTCTGCCCGGAATGCCTGCTGACGTATGAAGCCGTCGTGTTTGCCTGTCCGTATTGCGGCGCAGCGCACGTCCCGGCGGGGCGGTCATCGCCGGATCAGGTGGACGGCGTGCTGTCCGAGATGTCGCTGGAATTGCTGGCAACGCTGCGCGCCGGTGCGGCCAAGATCCAAGCGGCTGAACCTGCCATACCTTACGGCGCGTCTGAGATCGTGGCGGCGGGGATCCGCGCCCGGCACCGGCGAAACCAGGCGGCTCAGGCGTCACTGTCCGATGCAATGCAGCGGTGGGGCGGGATGCGGCTGGCGGCGGGTGATGACGACACGGCCATGCAGGCTCGGTTCCTGTATCGGTTTGGGACTGATGTGATGACTGCACAGGGGCTGTCCGAGCGGGCGGCACTGGAATTGAGGGACAATATTATGGAGGCGACACGCCAATGATACCGGGAAAAACCATCATCGGCGGATCGTCGGCGGAACACGCAAGGCATGCGTCGGACTTTTATGAGACGCCACCAGAATGCACGGTGGCGCTGTTGCGCGCGTGGCCGGTGTTTGGGGTGATCTGGGAACCCGCTTGCGGTCTTGGGGCAATTAGTGAGGTGCTGAAGGCGCACGGCCACGCGGTGTGCAGCACAGACATCCGACACACCGGATACGGCACAGGCGGCGTGGACATGCTGGCCACCATGCCCCGGCCTTGCGGTGCCGTCATCACCAATCCGCCCTTTGCACTGGCGGTTGAGTTCATCAGATATATCAGGGCGATGAAGGTGCCGTTTGCCCTGCTGCTGAAGGGCACGTTCTGGCACGCAAAGAGTCGGCACGCGCTGTTCCTTGAGACTGGACCGGCAGCGGTTATGCCGATGCTGTGGCGGCCCGCTATGGCGCTAGATCGAGGCAAGTCACCGACAATGGAATTTTGCTGGACAGTCTGGGACGCAATGCCCGCGCTTCAGTGTCGTTACACACCTTTGGAAAGGCCTAACCTATGACTGACATACAATCACAATTCAGGGCCAGCTTTGTCCGGCGCTGGCACACCAACCCGGATCTGGCGCAGACCGTTGACACGCTGGCGGGCCACGGCGGGCGGGTGGCGCGCATCATCATCAAGTTGTGGCCTGATGCCTCCAAGGCCTTGCTGCACTGGGCGCTGGTGCATGATGACGGGGAATCCGTGGTCGGGGACGTGCCGTCCACCACAAAGGGTGCAACGGTTATCCACGAGCAAGAGCGGGCCGCGCTGGATCGTATCTGGCCGGGACTGCCCGAATTGACGCCGGACGAATATGAGAGGCTGCGCTTTGCCGATCGGCTGGATGCATATATGTGGGTCAAGCATCACGCGCCGCATGTGCTGATTGGTGACGGTTGGCCTGAGTGCCGCAGGTGGTTGTTTGCACAGGCTGAGGCGCTGGGCGTGGCGGTGACGCTGTGAGCATTTGACACAACCGTCAATAACTGGCAATAGTAGCGCAAAGGAGCAACTGCATGACTGAAATGATGCTGGATATAGAAACGCTTGGGACAAGCGCGGGCTGCGTCGTCCTGTCGATAGGGGCTGTGGCGTTTGAAAAAGGCGCAATGACACCTGTTGATCACATGCACGTTGTGCTGGACCAGACGCTCCAAAAAATGATGGGGCTGAAAGAGAATCCGTCAACCGTCGAGTGGTGGAAGTCGCAAAGCCCCGAAGCGTGGCAAAGCGCAACTGAAAACCCTGTCAAGGTGCAAGAAGCGCTGGCACAGCTCGACCAGTTTTACGCCAAACACAAACCGCGCGTGACGTGGACGCAGGGCAACAACTTCGACCCGCCAATTCTTGAACATCTCTACGGCGTTCTGAAACTTCCACCGCCTTGGAAATTCTGGGCCGTGCGCGACACGCGGACCTTCTATGATGTCCACGAGTTTGACGTGCGGAAGGTTGACCGCGCCAACACTTATCACAATGCGCGAGACGATTGCCTGCACCAGATCGCGTGTATGCGTGCCGCGGCACAAGGAGCGTAACCGATGTCAAGCAGAGTAAGAATGTCGCCGGAGGGTCGGCGCGAAGTGATCCTGCGGGCCGCCGTTGCCCTGACGCAAGATGCGGGCTGTATCGACTCATGGTCGCGGCAAGACGTGGCCAACAAATGCGTGCCGCCGACAAGCCCAGAGACGGTGAAGCATTATTTTTTGATGCCTGATCTGCGCGATGCCGTGCGGGTGCTGCTGGATAAGTAAAGCCCCGTCCGGTTTAATGGACGGGGCTTGCCATGCGAGGTGCAAGGCGGTAGGGTGCATCTGTCACAACGCTGAGCCTTAGATAACATGACGCGCGATGCAGCGCAAGGCTTGGCCCACATAAGGGCTTTTTCCATGAATAATATCAAAGCAATTGAGACGCGCTATGCTGGCTACCGATTTCGGAGCCGCCTTGAGGCGAGGTGGGCCGTCTTCTTTGATGCGCTTGGCCTGACTTGGGACTATGAGCCTGAAGGTTTTGAAACCGATGCGGGCTGGTATCTGCCGGACTTCTTTTTAAAGGAGTTTAATGCATGGCTTGAAATCAAAGGCAAGATGCCAACGACTGACGAAATTAGAAAGTGCGAGGCGTTGGCATATGGTACGGGTCAATTTGTGTACATGGCATGTGGCAACATTGGGGCACCCATACAACCTTACGGACTTAAAAGCCCAGCATTGGGTGGACCTGTTATCAGGCAAATGGGTGTTAAGGGTGAGTGCAACTACCCTATAGGACACATTAATTACAATTACGAGTTTATTGAAAAAGCCCGTAAATTTAATTCAATAAGGTTGCTTGGGTTTTGCGAATATGCAGATGGAACAGGATTGGACATTCAAACACTTTGTCTGGATGATTGGGGTTTTGATAAATCTGGACTCATGATTAGTGAACAGCTAGTGATGGAATATGATATTGATATGTCTGCTATTATTGAAGTCGGGGTAATTTCCAAAGGTAGGGCTTTCAGATCACCTCGCATTCTAAATGCGTATGAAGCAGCCCGATCCGCCCGCTTTGAGCATGGTGAGACGCCGTGACCCCCGATCTGGCGCAGGCCTCCGCATTTCTCAAGTTGCTCGATCCTGATGCACCTTATTTCACGTTCCAGACGTTTGACGACGACTCGGCCCGGAAAGATAACCGAATGGCGCGGGTGTTTCACGGCACGCTTGCTGATCATGCCGACAGTTTGACCGATCTGCAAAGCCGTGGCGCTGGAGTGTATATTACCATCAACGCGACGGACGGCACAGGCCGCAAAGCCGAAAACATCACACGGGTTCGTGCGCTTTGGCTGGATCTTGACGGCGCACCGATCGAGCCTGTCCGGGAATGGCAAACCCCGCACATCGAAGTCGAAAGTTCGCCGGGCAAATGGCATGCATATTGGCTTGTTAATGATGTGACGCTTGAACAATTCACACCGCTACAGGCCGCGCTGATCAAGAAATTCGACGGTGATCCAGCCGTCAAAGACTTGCCGCGCGTGATGCGGCTGCCGGGGTTCTGGCACCTGAAACCCGGTAGCGCGCCGCACATGTCCCGTGTGGTTCACACGTCATCGCACGATGCAGGCGCGTTCTACAACCGTTTGACAGTCGAAGCGCCTGTGATGCCCACGCCGCGCCGGGAAACCCCCACCAGTTTGGCTGAGGTGGAGGAATTGCTGACGTGGGTTAGCCCCGATCTAGAAGCTGACAGCCAAGGTGGCGACAAGCACTGGCACAGCATCATCGCGGCCATCGTAGACGTATCCGGGGGCAGCGATGACGGGTTACAAGTTGCCGATGCGTGGTCAAGCCGCAGCAGGCATTACGACCCCAAAGAATTGCGCAAGCGGTTTGCATCTTTCACGCCCGGAAAAAATGGCGGATCGGGCATGGGGACGATAGGCTACCATGCCAAGCAGGCCGGGGCAGACGTGGCTGGCATTGGTGCGCGACACCGCCTGTTGAACATGCCGGGGCCGTCGCATGTGCCAGCAGGTATGATGCCGACCGCGCCGGGGCAGGGGATGCCGACCGCGCCACGAGCGGCAAGCGTGGTCGATCTGATCTGTGCGCGGATTAAGGACAACCCACTGACAGCCGCGGAGTTGCTGGCCGATGAAATTGCGCGGCTGTCGCCTGCCGACCGCGAGACTGTGATGGAGTTCTGTCAGGAGTATCGCATCAAAGTAAAAATGCAGGCGGCGGTAAAGCGGGCTGTCACGGCTTTTCTGGCGGCCAAGGGTGCCGTTGCGTTGCAGACACCGGAATATGCGGAGCTGAATTATTACTTCATTGTTCGAAATGAGGCGGGGCAGGCGGTGGCGGTGGATGCGAGGGGCGGGATGCAACCCCAGGGTCGCACGCAATTCAGAGATGCCATGGCGCAGCTTCCGCCGATCATGATCGAGGATAAGGCGACAGGCAACGCCCGCGCCAAGCTGGCGGCAGATTATTGGTGGGAGCATCCCGACACGCTCAGTTATCACGCGACAGGATACGACCCGCTGGCGGGCGTTGATCTTTACGACGACAAGGGGCGCAAGATCCGGAACGTCTACGAGCCAGGACATGCAGCGCCCGCAGCGCCGGTCGGTGCTGATGCGATTGAGCCGTTCCTGCACGTCATCCGGTCCAACTTCCCGGACGCATCAGACCAGCACACGCTGCTGCAAATTCTGGCGCATCTGGTGCAGCGGCCGGGCGTGATGTTGCGCTGGTCGCCGGTCATGCAGGGCACGCCGGGGTGCGGCAAGGGCACGATTTCCCAAGCCGTTGCGTATTGTCACGGGCGCAAGAATGTAGCGCATCCGTCGCCTGACGTGATTGCCACCGACTTCAACGGCTACATGGACCGCAAGACGCTGATCGTCGTCAACGAGATAGGCGACCACAGCAAGCGCGAATTGTCGGTGCTGTCTGAAAAAATCAAGCCGTGGATCACAGATGACGACGCGCACATTCACGGCAAAGGTAAAGGCTCTTACGACGCGCAAAACTTCACCAACTGGATATTCACCACGAACCATCTGCATTGCATGCTGGCCACGCCAGGCGAACGCCGCTACGCGCATTTCATCTCAGCCCTGCAAACCGAGGACGAAGCCGCGCGGGCGTTCTATCCCGAATGGTGGAAGGGCAGCACAGGCGACTGGTGGGGATCCTATTATGACTGGTGGGGCGCGGGCGGAGCCGAGGCGGTGCGGGGCTATCTGGGCCACCTGGCGCTTGATGTGGCCCCGTCCCGTGCGCCTGTCACGTCCAGCACGGCTGAGGCGATGCACGCTGGCGATGGGGCGGCGGCGGGGCTGATCCGGTCGGCTGTAAGAGAAGGGGCGGTCGGCTTCAGGGGCGGATGGGTATCGCTCAACGCGGTGCGCGATCTGCTTGAGTCCGAAGACCTCAAGGTGCCGGGCGGCCCGTATCTTGCGCGGCAGCTTGAACAGGTTGGATATCGCCATTCGACTCGGTGTCACAGGTCTCCTTCAGAGTTTCATAACTTCCCCAAGGCACCGATGAGATGCCGCCTGTATCATATCGCAGATCATACGGGCACCGACCCCGCAAGCATTATGGCGCTGTATGACGCAGCGCAACGATTGGGTGACGGCGGCCCGGTCCGGTCAACAGTGATTAAAATGCCCGGCCAGTAAATTAACGTTAAATTAACGCCCCGTCTCATTAAATTGTGGCGGGGCTTTTTTATGGTAGCGGCCCGGACTGTTTGGGCCAGTGGCCCGGACTTTTCAGGCATCCGGGCCGTAACTAAATGACTGAATTTCTTAAGTTTTATACACTATGGTCCTAATGGCCCAAACAAATGAAGTGTTACGTATGTGTACGATAAATGTAAGGGTTTATAATTGCTACAAATACATTGGTCGCATTCTTGCCCACCATAAGGATACTACTCACTATCCGGGCCATCCGGGCCGAAGATAGACAATATGAAAAATTAACTAACCAAATCAAAGACTTATCAACGGCCCAAACAAATTTAGAGTCTGGGCCAGCACAAACCGCTTGCATATGGCGGCAATAGGCGGCAATATCATCCAAACGCAACCGGAGGAACACCATGCAGATGCCCCACAACGGATTTGACAGCCTGGCCGCAGTGGCCCGCCTGAACACGGACGACACGTCACATCACCGGGAACGCTGGCCCACGCTGGCATGGGTCTGGGATGAACTGGACGAGCTGCGCCACTGGCAGGATGAGGCAATTGACGCCGAGGACTATGCCGCGCTTGAGGCGGAGCGTGACGCGCTGTCTGATGTCGCAGAGCAGCGGGACGCCCTGTCACAGGCCGTCCGGCTGCTGTTAGGGCCTGAGCCGGACATGGAGCGTGTGCAGGCCGTTCTGGCGGGGGGCCGGGCGTGACCGATAACGCGGAACAAGCCGCACGGATGCGGGCCCTGTGGTCTGCCGTAGTGCTAACCTCAATCAATGATGCAATTCACCATGCCGCAAGAGAGCCCGAAAATCAAAAAGGCCGGGCACTAAAAACCCTGGCACTGTGGGCAAACTCGCGGAATGGCCGTGAAGTGCTTGACCTGGCTGGTATCAACCCCGACAATCGTGTTACTGACGGCATGTTGGCATTCGCGGCTAAGGGTGTGCCAGTTACACAACCGCGCAAAAGGGGGACCAATCTGTGATGCCTGCACCGAAATTTCCCCAATATAAGACGGTTCCGACCGCCAGCCTGATACCGTACGCGCGCAATGCCCGGACTCACAGCCCCGCGCAGGTCGACAAGATTGCCGCCTCGATCCGCGAGTTTGGGTTTCTCAACCCGATCATCACAGACGGGCAGAGCGGCATTGTGGCGGGCCACGGGCGCGTCATGGCGGCCCAGAAGCTAGGGCTTGATACGCTGCCGACGATTGACGCCGCACACCTGAGCGAGGCGCAGCGCCGCGCCTATGTGCTGGCAGATAACCGCATGGCATTGGATGCCGGATGGGACAACGACCTGCTCAAGATCGAGTTGCAGGATCTGGAAGCGGCGGGCTTTGACCTGACGCTGACCGGGTTTGAATTGGGTGAGATTGAAGCGATTGACATGCTGGCCGAGGCGGCTAATTTGCCCGGCGAGGGCGACAATCCGTCAACCATGAGCCTTGCTGACAAGTTTGGCATTGCACCCTTTTCGGTTTTGAATGCTCGTGAAGGCTGGTGGCAAAGCAGAAAGGAGGCTTGGACGGCCCTTGGAATAGAAAGTGAAGTTGGTAGGGATGGGGAGCTTGCTTATGCAACAAGCAGCCAAAGCCCCACAGTTTACAAAGCTAAGAATGCTTACGAGGACAGCATTGGTCGCAAAGTGAATATGGATGAGTTCATATTGAATAACCCGAATGTCAGTGTGCAATCCGGAACAAGCATCTTCGACCCCGTTCTGTGCGAGTTAGCGTATAGCTGGTTCAGCCCGCAAGGCGGCACAATCCTTGACCCGTTCGCGGGCGGATCGGTGCGCGGCGTTGTAGCATCACGTTTGGGGCGTCAATACATTGGAGTTGAGTTACGCGATGAACAGGTGGCGGCGAACAGGGTGTAGGGTGATGACCTTTGTCCCGACACCCCTCCTGTATGGCATACTGGCGACAGCAGAAACATTGACCGGATATGCGCGGACGTAGATGCTGATTTTATTATCGGTTGCCCGCCATATGCTGATCTTGAGGTTTACAGCGACGACCCCAGCGACCTTTCCACGCTGAAGTATGATGAGTTTAAGCCTGTGTACTTTGAAATTATCGCCAAGGCCTGTGCTAGACTGAAGGAGGATCGTTTTGCCTGCTTTGTAGTCGGTGATGTGCGAGACAAAAAAGGCAACTATTACAACTTTGTCGGCGATACGGTCGAGGCGTTCAAGGCAGCGGGGATGAATTATTACAACGAGGCTATCCTTTTGACGATGATCGGCTCCACAGCAATGAGGGCTGGTCGGCAATTCACAGCAAGCCGCAAGCTCGGCAAGACGCACCAAAACGTGCTGGTGTTTGTCAAAGGCGACGGGGCCAAGGCGACAAAGGCGTGCGGTGTTGTAGAGGTTCACATTCCAGAGCCCGAGACAGAAAACAGCGATTTAGGCGAAGAACTGTGACGCCGCCGGTCGTTACGGTCCACAGCGGAATCCATGTCATTCGTGATGATCTATTCCTTGGCGGCACCAAAGCGCGCTTTCTGCCCGCGTTGTTTGATGATGCCGACGAGGTTGTTTACGCCTCTCCATGCGAGGGTGGCGCGCAGACGGCACTGGCGCACACAGCAGCGGCGCTAGGCAAGCGGGCGACAATCTTTGTGGCAAAGAGGGCCACGCCACACGCAAGGGCGCTGGAAGCCAAGCGGGTCGGCGCAAAGGTGATGCAGGTTTCGCCGGGCTATCTGACGGTGGTGCAGGCGCGCGCGAGAGAGTATTGCGCAAGGACCGGCGCAAGGCTCGCACCTTTCGGCGTGAACATGCCCGAGGCGATTGAGAAGATCGCAGAGGCAGCGCGCATGAGCGGCCTGCAACCGGACGAAGTTTGGTGCGCCAGCGGTTCAGGCGTTTTGGCGCGGGCGCTTGCAAAGGCTTGGCCAGAAGCCCGGCGGCACGTTGTGGAGGTGGGGCGCACGCTTTCATCAGCGGATGTTCTGGGGGCGACAATCCACAAGGCGGGGATACCATTTTCCAAGGCCCTGAAGGATCAGCCGCCATTCCCGAGCGATCCGCACTATGACGCGAAGGCTTGGAAAATGTGCAAAGCCCGACACGGTGCCGGGCTTGTGCTGTTCTGGAATGTGACGGGGCCAGCCAGGGGTTAGACGTTGCAGATGTGGGCGCTGTTGCCCAAGGCATTGACCGCGTAAACCATCGTGCGCTTGTCGCCGTAGGCTGCACCGTATGCCTTGGCGTCGTCCATCGTTGCGCAATCCTTGCGGGTGCGTTGCTGGCCCCGGCCCCGAACCGCTACAAAATGTGTAGCGGTTGCGAGGCAAAATGTTTCATGTGGGTTGGTCATTGTCTTGGCTCCTTGCCGGTGTGTTCAGCGCAATTCAAACAGCTTGCCCGTGCGCAGGGCGTCAAGTTGAGCCTCGACCGCTTCCATCGTGGCGCGGACCTCAGGGTCCATGCTGGCGATGTCATGCAGCATGATCTTCTTTTGAAAATCAAAGATCGTGGCGTTCAGGTCGGCGTATTGCTCTTTGGTCATGGTGTGTCTCCTTCTGTTACACCCTTATTACCCGCTATTGTCCACCTTGTCAACCATAATTACCCGCGCTATATTTAACGCATGGATGGAATGCCTAAAAAACCCTGTGGCCGCAAACAGCACGCGCCAACCGATGCGCAGCGCCAGCTTGTGCAGCTTCACGCGACGGTCGGCACGACACAGGACATGATCGCCCGCGTGATAGGTATCGACAAAAAGACATTGCGGCTGCACTACCGCGACGAGTTGGACCTATCTATGGCGAAAGCAAACGCCACAATCGGCGGCGCGCTGTTCAACAAAGCCAAGGGCGGCGACACGGCGTCCATGACGTTCTGGCTCAAGACGCGCGCCCGGTGGCGTGAAACGGCTGACGTGAACCTGATCAGTGAGGACGGCAGCATGTCGCCCAAGGCCGCGCTGGACGTATCCCGCCTGTCACCTGAAGCCCTGGCGGAAATTGTGGCGCTTGGCGATGCAACTGACACCGATTGACATCATTGCCGCCGAAAAAGAACTGTGCCGCCGATCACTGGCATATTTTGCACGGCGCGCCTGGCACGTCTTGGAGCCGTCCACGCCGCTCAAATGGGGCTGGGCGCTGGACGCTATCTGTGCGCACCTGGAAGCCGTCACGCGGGGCGACATCAACCGCCTGCTGATGAACGTGCCGCCCGGCACCATGAAGTCTCTGCTGACCGGCGTGATCTGGCCCGCTTGGGAATGGGGCGCGCAGGCCAAGCCGCACATGCGGTTCCTTGGCACGGCGCACAAACAAGACTTGGCCGTCCGGGACGCAATGAAATGCCGTCGCCTGATTCAGTCGGACTGGTATCAATCACGCTGGCCAATGAACCTGATGGCGGACAACAACGCCAAGCTGCGTTTTGAAAATGACAAGACAGGGTTCCGGGAAGCCATGGCATTCGAGGGAATGACCGGATCGCGCGGCGATAGGGTTCTGATCGACGATCCGCACAGCGTTGCGGACGCCAACAGCGTCCAGAAACTTGCCACAGGCGTTACGACATTCCGGGAAGCCCTACCGTCCCGTGTAAATAACGATGAATCCGCGATTGTGATTATCATGCAGCGATTGCACGAGTCCGACGTTTCCGCCGTGGCGATTGGTCTGGGATACACCCACCTGTGCCTGCCGATGCGGTTTGAATCGGACCGGCGATGTTCCACGCCGTTCTACACCGACCCGCGAACAATCGAAGGCGAATTGCTGTTTCCTGATCGGTTCCCAGAGGACCAAGTGGCGGACCTTGAAAAGACCATGGGCATCTACGCCAGCGCCGGTCAGCTTCAACAACGCCCTGCACCGCGCGGCGGCGGCATGTTCAAGCGGTCAGACTTTCGCGTTATCCAAGCGGAGCCTGCGGGCTATCGGTGGGTGAGGGGATGGGACTTGGCCGCAACCGATGATCCCGGAGCGGCACGGACGGCTGGCGTCAAGCTGGGAATCGGCCCGGACAATCGCATATGTATCGCTCATGTTGTCAAAGACCGGGTAAACGCTGCGGGGGTTGAACGGCTGCTGGGCAGCACGGCGGCGGCAGATGGGCGGGCGGTTCGTGGCTCAATTCCGCAGGATCCTGGATCCGCCGGTAAATCATGGGCTTTACATCTTCTCAAATCCGCGCTGATGGGTTACAGTTACACGTCAAGCCCTGAAACGGGCGACAAAGAAACGCGCGCAATGCCCCTGGCGGCACAGGTTGAAGCCGGAAACGTGGACATTGTGGCAGGCGATTGGAATGGTGACTTTTTGGACGAAGCTGCGACGTTCCCGATGGGCAAGTTCAAAGACCAGATCGACGCTGCGACTCGCGCGTTTGATATGCTGTCGGGCGTAAACAATTCATGGGCTGGAACAATATGAGTATCATGGACGGCCTGCGCAACATCGTCGCCAATCTCGGCACAGACCGGGACAAGGCGGCGCACAGTTACTATCACAACACCACGATTGCCGATGACCAGCTTGTCGCCATGTACCGCACCAGCGCGATTGCGCGCAACGTGGTGGATCTGCCCGCAGAGGATGCGACCCGCGAGTGGCGGGAATGGCAGGCCGACGCGGAACAAATCACAGCAATCGAGGCTGAGGAAAAGCGGCTGGGTTTGCAGGGCAAGACGATGCAAAACCTCAAACGCGCCCGGTTGTTCGGCGGCGCTGCCATCTATATCGGCACGCGCGACCTGGACGCATCGAAGCCACTGGATCCGGCCCGGATCGGCAAGGGTGGGCTGCAATATCTTGCCGTCTTAAATCGGTCGGAAATTACCGCCGGTGAAATCCAACGCGACCCGCGCCTGCCTGGGTTTGGCAAACCGATCATGTATCGGATGAATCCGGCTACCGGCGCGTCTGTTGAAATCCACCCGAGCCGCCTTGTCATTGCAATGGGCGAGGAAGTGCCGGACGACAGATATTCCGCACATCCCGGATGGGGTGACAGTACGCTGAACGCCACGATCAGCGCCGTGCGGAATCTTGACGCCACAATCGCCAACGTCGCATCGCTGGTGTTTGAAGCCAAGGTGGACGTGATCGGCATCAATGGATTCAACGAGGGGCTGCGCAGCGGCGGCTCGGAATATGAGGCTGTGGTCCTTGCCCGGACCAGCCTGACGGCGCGCGGGAAGGGCATTAACGGCGCGCTGCTGATGGACGCCGAGGACACATACGACCAGAAAACCGCCAGCTTCGCCACGCTGCCTGACATCATCGACCGCTTCATGCAGATGGTATCGGCGGCGGCGGGCGTTCCGATGACCCGGCTATTCGGCATTGCGGCGGCAGGTATGAACGCTACCGGCGCGGGCGATGAGAAGGTTTATTTTGATCGGGTCCGCGTCATGCAGACGCTCGATCTTGATCCAGCAATGGAAATCCTGAACGAATGCCTGATCCGTTCGGCGCTGGGCAATCGCCCGCCTGAATTGCATTGGACGTGGCGTCCGCTATTCCAGCCGACTGCAAAAGAACGGGCCGACATGGGCAAGGTTCTGGTTGACAGCGTAAAAGTGTTGTTCGACATGGATATCTTGCCAGAAGAGGCACTTGCTGATACAATTGTAAACACACTGACTGAAAGCGGGGCGTTTCCCGGGCTGGAGGGCAAGGTGAAAGAGTTTTTTAACGTGGTGGAGTCAGACGAATGAAAATGACAGACGTCGCCACGCTTGCAGGTGCCCGGGTCACAGACGAAGGGTATCTTGTCGCCAATGTTCGCACCGCCCGGATCGGCACGCAAGACTATCTCGGCTCTGAGTTGGACCGTCCCGATTTGGAAAAGGTGACAGTTTACCGCGACGAGTCTGAGGTGTTCCGCAAGGCCAGCCTGCAAACCTTCGGCTTGTTGCCGGTCACTGATGACCACCCCGCCGATCTGGTCACGGCTGACACGGCCCGTATGGTTTCGGTCGGCACCACCAATGAGGAAGTTTTGCGCGACGGCGAGTATCTGCGGATCGGGATCAAGCTGACCGACGCCGCCACGATCCGCAAAGTGCAGGACGGCAAGCGCGAATTGAGCGTAGGGTATACCTCGGAATTGGTATGGGGCGACGGGATCGCGCCGGACGGGACCGCGTATCAGGCGCGGCAAACAAACATCGTGGGAAACCACATTGCTATTGTGGCAGCCGGACGCGCTGGCCCACTGGCAAGAATCGGTGACAGTCAACCAAGCACTGTAGCGCGGTGGGGCGCATCCCCCATCACAGACGAAAAGGACGTAATCATGGCAGACGCCATCCAGACGCGGACAGTCCAGATCGACGGCCTTTCCGTCGTGACGACCGACGCAGGCGCGCAGGCGCTTGAAAAGCTGATGAAGGACATGACCGCTGCCGAAAAGAAGGCTGCTGAGGAAATGGACAAGAAGGACGCCGAACTGGCGGCCAAGGACGCCAAGATTGCCGACATGGCCAAGTCGATCCTGTCCGACGCGGATCTTGACGCCAAGGTTGCGGCCCGGGCTGATCTGATCGGCAAGGCCAAGGCAATCGCCAAGGACGTTGCTACCACCGGCCTGTCTGACGCTGCCATCCGCAAAGCCGCAGTCGTGGCGGTTCTGGGCGATGCAGCAATCACCGGCAAGTCTGACGCCTATGTCGATGCGCGCTTTGACATTCTGTCAGAGGACGCGGCCAAGGGTGATCCGGTGGCCGACGCGCTGAAAACCGGCGTGACGGTTGCGACCGACGCGCGTGCCGAATACGTCAAGGGCCTTGGCACAGCCTATCTGCAATCTGTTGGCAAAGGAGCGTAAATCATGCCTATTCAAGACGCATTCGGGGCGGCTGTTGCTGTCATGCCCCTTGGCTACGCAGGCATGATTGCCGAGGGCCAGCAAGTCAAAGACGTGGTGTCCAAGCGGGTCACCACTGCCGTGATCCCATTCGGGCGTGCGGTCGGTGCCAGCGGCACCACACCAGGCACTTGCCGCCTTGGAGGGGTTGGGTTCGAGGGTATCGCAATCGCTGACAAGAGCCGGGTCGATGACGAATATGTCGTGGACGAAATGGCGGGCATCTTGCGCAAGGGCACGGTTTGGGTCGTTGCTGACGGGGCTGTCACGATTGCCGGTCCCGTCACATTCACGGTCGCCACTGGCGTTATTGGCGCACGGGCCGTTGCTGCGGGTATTGTCGCGATTGCCGGTGCTAAATTTGAAACGGCAGGCGCTGACGGCGATCTTGTCCGCGTCTATCTGGGTTAAGGATCAAAACAATGCCTATTGAAATCATGGACGCACCCGCAGCACTGGGTTACGTCATTTCGCAGCGCAGCCACATCGAAGCCGAGGTGATGCGCAAGCCGTATCCGACGATCCTCTACCCGCGCCTTATGCAGGTGGACACGTCGGCAAACCAGTTCGCCGCATCCGTCACGTTCTTTACCCAGGATTCGGTCGGGCGCGCCAAGTTCATCAACGGCAAGGGCGACGACATCCCTCGCGTTGATGTGACGACCGGCAAGTTTGAACAGACCGTCAACATGGCGGGCGTGATGTATTCCTATTCGATTGAGGAAATTGGCGCGGCTGCACAGACGGGCATGAATCTGCCCACTGAGGCGGCCAATGCGGCGCGGATGGCGTATGAGATGCTGGTCAACAGCACGGCGCTCATCGGCAATGCTGAACTGGGGATTGAAGGGTTCTTCAACACTACGGGCATCACGTCGGTGGCAAGCGCGGCGACCTTCGCACTGTCCACGCCTCAGGCAATCCTCGCATTTGTCAACGGCCTGCTGACCGGCGTTCAGTCGGGAAGCCTGGGAACGCAGGTGGCGGATACCATTGTGCTGCCGATCGCTCAGTTCGGGGATCTGGCCACCCGCCAGCTTGCCGCAGAAAGCGACACGACCGTTCTGGACTTCATCCGGCGCGCCAACGTCTACACCGCGCAGACCGGTCTGCCGTTGAACATCATGGCAGACCACAATCTGGTCAACCGCATGGTGGTTTACCGGAACGATCCTTCGGTGGTGAAATTGCATATGCCTATGCCGCTGATGTTCCTCTCACCTCAGGCCGTAGGGCTTGAGGTGCGGACATATGGCGCATTCCGCTTTGCACCTGTCAGCATCCGCACACCATCGGCAGTGCGGTATGGTACGGGTTTGTAACTATGACAAAGCACACCAGCACATACCCTGGCACGCTGGTCCTGCCAGACGGCACTGAGGTCAAACTCGGTGGCGACGTTTCCATTCCTGCCGATCTGGCAAAGAATGAGGGCGTGACCGGGTGGATCGAAAGCGGGTGGCTTGTGCCGGTTGCACAGCCTGTCATGCCAAGCGGCAAAAAATAACCATCGGGCGGGCTGTCATGGCCCGCTCATTCATTGGAGCGTCACAAGATGATCGGCAACGTCACAGCACTGATCGCATATGCCGGGGCGCGCGGCACGGTAATCGCTGACACCGCCGCGACTTTGCAGGCGCTGGTGCGGGCGTCCGACTACATCCAATTTACCTATCTGGACGGATCGACATGCACCGTTGACAGCGCGAACGTCGTGGAAGCCACCTATGAGGCTGCGATTGCTGAGGTGGCATCACCAGGCATCTGGACCAAGACATTCACGCCTGCCGATCAGAAAGTTCTTGTCGGTGTGGGTGATATCAAATGGCAGGTGACGGGCGATGCCAGCAAGGGCGGCGCGTCCGTTCCAAGATCCACCAAAATTGAAACCATGCTGCGCCAGTGCATTGGCATCGGTTCAACCGGCCCGAGGCTGGTATGAGCGGGGCCGCAATAGCCGCTGAAGTCGCACTGGCCTACGCTGAGGCGGGGCGTGATGCGGGCGACGGGCTTGGGCCGGTCTATGTGACCATAACCCGGCCAGGGCAGCCCACAGGGCCCGCATGGAACCCCACACCCGGCGCGCCTGTTAATCACGTATTCGTCGCCAAACCGTCATCCAAGGCATACACGCAGCGGACCGGGCTGGCTTTGGGCGCGGGTGAGTTGGTTTATTCATTGGCGAACCACGCCGTGACGATTGCCCCATCCACATCGGACGTGCTGACGATCGAAGGCGTGAATTGGCCCGTGCAGGAGGTTATCCCGATGGACTCGGCGGGCTTTGTCATATCCTGGCTGGTGAAGGTGGCAAAATGACAGTTGTTCCGGCACGCGTTGATCTGAAAATCTACCAAGGCTCTGACTTTTTACAGGTCGTGACGTTCCTGCAAACTGCGGGCGGAACGCCTGTCGATCTGACGGGGCTGACCGGGCGTATGCAAATTCGCCAGACCTTGGAATCAGCCGACATCATCATGGAGTTGACCACGGCAAACGATCGGCTGGCGTTTGGCGGCGCGACTGGCGTTGTGACAATGACGCTGACCGCAGCGGAAACCGCAACGATCTTGACGGATGGCGTTTATGATCTGGAATTCGTAACAAGCGCGACCAGCGCAGCCCGTTGGCTTGAGGGTCTTGTGATTCTCAGCAAGGAGGTCACGCGATGACCGCCGTCGTAATCCAGCAGGCCGCGCCACCTGTCGTTGTGATTGTTGGTATTCAGGGGCCGCCGGGCGCGGATGGCACATCTACGCTCACCATCGACCCACAGGCAGGCAATCTCCTAACCACAAGCTCAGCGGGCCTTTTTGTAAACGGCGCGTTAGACCTTGGCACTTTCAACTAACATATAAAGGACTATCCCAATGCCATCAGTTCAGCAGAAACGCGGACTTTTCGCCAACCTCCCTTCATCGGCCCTCTTGCCTGGTCAGATATTCGTCACAACGGATCGCCAGACAGCGCACTTTCCGACAGACGCCACGACAATGGTTCCTGTCGTGCCAGCCATTGACGCCCTTGACGCAATCGGCGCAGTCACTGGGGCTGCTGACTTAGTTCTGATGCACGATGCCAGCGCCACGGGTGTCAAGGAAAAGAAGATCACATTTGACGCTTTCAAGACGGCGCTAAATATCCCTGCGGGTTCAACAGACGAACTTGTTGCCGTCGTGGACGGTGGCACGGCAGGATTCATCTGGGGCACGGACGGCACGGACGGCATTCTGCAAATGAACACATCAATGGTTATGACAAAAGATTCTGGTGATGCCTTTGTCACGCTTGCCGTTGGTGCGGTAGACTGCGGGACATTCTAAATGCCAGACGTTCAGCACAAACGCGGGACTCGCGCTGATCTTGACACACTAGCCGCCGCTGATGGCCTTCTCGTTGGGCAGATTTATGTCATCACAGACGAAGACCGCCTAGCTGTTGCAAAGACAATCGGAACGTATCAGGCAATGGCAAAGGAAGGCGAGGGAGGCGGCAGCACCTTCTCATTCTGCCAAGTGCGCAACACCGATACCACCACAGACATCAACCCAAGCACCGCTGCGAATATCCCCTTCGGCGGCACAAACGATGCGACAGATGCGGATTACACTTTGGCCAGTGACAGCATCACGGTCAACTTTGATGGGGTTGTAACTGTGCAGGCGCACATATCTCAGCGCTTACCTGATGGCGTGGCAACAGTGCGAACAAACGTCGGTATCTGGATTACAAATAATAATACTAAGGTCAGTGGCGTGGGACAGACGGGTTACATCCGGAATGGCACCGGCCATAATGAGTCATCGTCACATATGAGTGCTACGTTCGCTGTGTCTGACGGAGATGTTATCCGCGTTCAGGGTGAAGAGCGCGGGGGACCTGGCACCGTTAACCAAATAGCAGGCGAAAGCCAAGTCACTGTAGAACGGCGCACATGACCGACGCAGCCAAGCGCATGATGAACGCAGCCAACACCGAAGCGCTGTTTGTCGCTGCGGAAAATGCACTGCCCGGCGAAGCGCGCAAAGCGCATCTGCTGGCAAAGGTGCGTCGTTTGCATTATGATGCCAGTATCGCGCAAGGTTTCACGCCGGATGAGGCGCTGATACTGTGCATGGAATCGGTGAGGATTGAATGACAACCCGCGACACCACAACCAATGGAGACTCCTAATGGACGACCTGCAAAAATACATCGACGCCAAGGCATTGGACACAGCGGCATTCTCAATGGAGCGTTTCGCCTCCGCCGCTCAAAGTGTTTCAGACGCTCTGGAAAGGCTGAACGGGCATCCTCACGGCGGAATCGACTTCATGGTAGTTGGTGAGGTGATGAAGCTAACCGTCAAGCCGCCCTTGGAGGGTGCGAAGTAGATGGATTATATGCTTTATGGACAGATGATTCTGGCTTTGGTCGGGGGGCTGTTTGGCATTGCGATGTTTGTCCTATCAATACAGAGCAACGGCCATGAAAAACCCATTACTTAATCATGGGTTTTGGTTCTATTATCGTTTCAATGGTGTTGGCAGGGGTCTAGCAAAATGACAACCCGCGACACCCGCCAAAATTTCCTGAGACTGCTGGATGAGACATGGCCCGGCGTCCAGTCGGAGTTTGTCGCGGCTATGCGCCAGGTCCAAAGCCAAGCGGATATGAAGGCGCTTGAAGCTGCCATTGCCCGCGGTGATGTTGACGCGGCATTCCGCGCGCTACGGTTCGACGCCGCAGATATGTTCCGCACCGATACGGCAATCACCGCGGCGCTGGCGGCTGGCGGCAATTATCAGATGGGCGCGTTCCAACACGCCACCCGTCGCGCGCCAATTGCCAGTCGCGTTGTGCAGTCATTCGGGGGCCGGAATGAGCGGGCCGAACGTATCGCGCGGGATCTTGGGTCGCGGCTGGTGACTGAGGTGCTGGACGATACGCGGGTTCTCATCGCCCAGACGATCCGCGGCGGGCTGGAGGCAGGCGCGGGGCCGCTGCGCACCGCGCTGGACATTGGCGGGCGCATGACCAACGGCACGCGGCAAGGCGGTCTGGTGGGGCTGCACAGCACGCAGGCAGGCTATGTGCAGAATATGCGTGGTGAACTGTCGGATCCGACCCTGATGTCAAACTACTTCACGCGCACGCGGCGCGACAAACGCTTTGACGGGATCGTGCGCCGGGCTATGGCTGACGGCAGACCTGTGGCACAGGTAGACATTGACCGCATGGCCGGTCGCTATTCGGATCGGCTGCTGGCGTTGCGCGGCGAAACAATCGCACGCACTGAAACGCTCAAGGCGTTGAACGCCGGGCGGCAAGAGGCGCTGGACCAGTTGATCGAAAACCCGAACAATGATGTTCAGGCGCAGGACGTGGTTCGGGCTTGGGATAGCACGGGCGACGGCAAAACCCGCGAGACGCACGCAGCGGCAGACGGACAGGTGGTTGCGTATGGCGAGGCGTTCAATGTTGGCGGTGCGCTACTTATGTTTCCCGGCGATTCAAGCATGGGCGCACCACCTAGCGAAACCATTCTTTGCCGATGCTACCAAGATTTGAGAATTGATTTCTTTGCGAGGTTGACCTGATGGTCCGTTATACTTTTGCCCAGCTTGATCAGTGGGTCCGCAAGACCGAACGCCGGATCGACGCTGTGCTGAAAGACGCCACGCAATCCGTCATCGCCGTGGCACAGGTTCCCCGTGATAAAGGCGGGCGGATGCCGGTTATCACAGGCAACTTGCGCAACAGCCTGCAATCGTCAATCGCGGGCGGTGCGTCGGGTGAAGGTGAAGAATCCTACATCATGGTCGCTGGCAACATGAAGGGCGGCGATCTGGCAACCTTCACCTGGACCGCTGAATACGCTGCGGCGGTAAACAATGGCCGCAATGGCCGTCCCGGCGCACACTTTGTCGAGGGTGCCGTCGATCAATGGCCCGCGATTGTGCGGGCATCTATTGCAAAAGCAAAGGCGCGGGTCGGATGAACCACAAGGAAATCAAAGTTGCCCTGCGCACGCGCCTGGCCGCCACGCCGTCCGCCCCGTCGATTGTATGGGGTGAAAATGCGCCGGGTGTTTATGACACGCCGTCGCTGCAATACGTCACGCCTGAGCCACCGTATTGGTTGGCGTATTTTACCACTACCCCGCCTGAGCGTTTCGGGCTGTCAAAGTCAAGCCGGATGGTCGTTCGGCTGTTTGTGGCGGTCTTTGTGCAAGAGGGCACGTTCGAGGATGAAGCCGACGACCAGGCGCAACGCATCATTGACCAATTCCCCATTGACCTGATACTATCCGCCGGAGACGGTCAAATTCAGGTGACAGATATGGGCGACCCACAGCCGGGCGCAATCGACGGCGCATACTTTCGCAAGAACGTGTCGATCCGTTGCAGCGCAATCTTTCAAAGGAATCCGTAGCCATGAAAACCAAACCGATCACAGGCGCTCGCATCGTTACAATGCCCACGCCAACCGGCACAACCCCTGCCATGATCTACAACGGCAAAACGCCAAAGATTGGCGACGTGTTGCAATTTGCAATGCCTAACGGTGTCACCTATTCCGGCACGGTGGCAGACGCCACTGAGGCTGACGGCGAAGTTCTGGTCGAGTTTACATCGGGTCTTGTCCCAGTCCTGTAATAGGCATCCCGCCTATCCACCCCATGAAAGGAAAATATCATGGCACTTACTGAAGGCATCGGCGGGTTTTTGTCCGTCTCGGCAGCTACCCCAGCAACCTTTGACGCAGCCGGATACGTCGCGCTGACGTGGACCGAAGTGGGTGAAGCATCCGAAGTTCCAGAATTTGGCGCGGCCTATTCTGCGGTCACGTTTACCCCGCTCAAGACCGGCATTGTGAACAAGTTCCACGGCGAGTTGAATTACGGTTCAATCACTATTCCGCTCGGCTATGATTCCGCCGACGCTGGCCAGATCATCCTGCTTGCCGCGCTGGCATCCAAGAATGAAATCAGCTTCCGCGAAACCCGCAGCGACGGCACAATCCGCTACATCATGGGCAAGGTCATGTCCTTCCCGCGCGGTCAGTCGGTCGGGTCCGTCAACATGGCAAGCTGCAACATCGAGTTCACGCGCGCCGACGTTGAGGTCGCCGCGCCGTAATCCTGCACCTCCCCGCAGGCTAGGGGGGTGCGACGTGGTTGACCGCATCCCCCGACTTTTAACCACAACCAACAGGATATAAACCATGGATTGTTTCGACTCAGTATCAGCGGCAGAGGCCGGCGCCTGGCTGCACTTGACCAACCTGCGCACAGACGCGCCGGCATACGTCACAGGCAAGGACGGCACGCCCGATCTGACCAAGCCTATGCGCATCAATTTGATTGGCATGGACGCGCCAGCGGCAAAGGCCAAGGCACGCAAGCGTACAACCAGCATCCTGAAGCGGCGCGGCGGCAAGATGGACTTCGCCAAAATGACCGAGGCGCAACTTGGTGCGCTGATCGACGAAGGGCAAGATGGTATCATTCAAACAGCCGTCGACCAGACAATCGGGTGGGAAAACCTGAGCCTTGACGGTAAGCCGGTGGGGTTTTCGGAAGACGCGGCGTTCGCCATTTACCGGAAATATCCGTCGATCCTTGACGAAGTGACTGAGTTCTTGAAGGACCGGGCCAATTTTTTCGCACAAGCCTAGAGGCGCTTTGTCTCTGGGCGCGACAACACGCTTGGTTATGCGCACAGCCAAAGGACATAAAGCAGACGCGGTGGAGTTTTTTGGAGCGGGCAAATGAAGAACCGGACTTTCCTGAACTCCCATTTCGTTCTTATCTTGCGGAATGGCTGATGGATGTCGGGCCGGTCATGCAAGGCGGGACGGGGCCGGTGGCCCTGTCCCATTTAGAAATTCAGGCATGGGCCGCGAATGTGGGGCTGAGGTTTGAAGGCGACGAAGCGCAATGGCTACAAAAAATGAGCGGGGTTTACGCCAGTGAATTGTTTGAGTCGAATGGCAAAAACACGCCGCAGCCGTTTAGGGGGTAGTCTGCATGGATGACATGGCATCGGTCGGGCTGAAGGTTGACAGCCGGGACGTGCGGACAGCCAGCGGTGATCTTGACAGGTTTGCCGGGGCAGGTGACCGGGCTGGTGGATCCGCAGGCCGTGCGCAAGGTGCGTTTGCGGGTATGGGTAAGGGCTTGGCCGTTGCGGCTGCAAGCGCACTGGCCGCCGTGGTCAGCATCGCCGCGCTGAGTTCGCAGCTTAACCGCTTCATCGACGCCACGGTGACGAATGAGAAAGCACAGGCGCAGCTTGGCGCGGCCATTGCGTCAACTGGCGGGGCGGCGGGTAAGAGCGTGGCCGACCTGAATAGGCACGCGGCGGCGCTTCAAAAGGTCACAAATTTTGGCGATGAAACCATCAACGCCATGCAGGGTCTGCTACTGACGTTCACGCAGATTAAGGGCGACCAGTTTGACGCGGCAACCAAAGCCACGCTGGACTTGGCAACGGCGATGGGCACTGACCTGAACTCGGCGGCGCTGCAAGTCGGCAAGGCGTTGAACGATCCTGTTTTGGGCATGACGGCGCTGGCCCGGTCAGGCATCCAGTTCACCGAGGCGCAGAAAGAAATGGTCAAAGGCATGGTGGATGCCAACGATACAATCGGCGCGCAGACAATCATCCTGGCGGAGTTGGAGCGGCAGTTCGGCGGATCGGCAGAGGCTGCGCGCAACACGCTGGGTGGCGCGCTGGCATCCCTGCGCAACGCCTTTGGTGACTTGTTTGAGTTGTCCGGGCCGGGGTCTGAAAACCTGCGCGCATCCATTGAGCGACTGACGACGGCTGTGGCCAATCCGGCATTTTTCGCGGCGGTGCAGTCTATCGGCACGGCGCTGTTTGCGGCGGCTGAGATGGGCATAAACGCGCTGACCATGCTGTTGCCCGTGATCACGGCCGTGGTTGAAAACATTGATGTCATTGCATACAGCGCTGGCATTGCTGCTGCGGTATTTGTGGGGCCTTACGTTGTGGCGATGGGCGCGGCGGTGATTGCCACCTTTTCTCTGACTGCCGCATTGGCGCTTCTCAAGACCGCGCTCATAACAACGGGCATCGGCGCGTTGATTGTCGGGGCAGGGTATCTGGTCGCAATGTTTGGGCGGCTGGTCAGTGCGGTCGGAGGTGCGGGTGTCGCGTTCAATCTTCTTGGTAACGTTGCGACCGAAGTGTTCGGGCGCGTGTCTTCCGCGTTCGGGCTTGTGCCGCTGGCAGTGCAGGCCGGATCTGCGTCAATGTCATCGTTTTTCTTGGATGCTCTGCGATCCATGCTTCAAGGGTTCCAAGACCTCACATGGTCGGTCGCGCAAGGGTTGAATGGTCTGTTCGGGACAAATCTATCCGGTGCTAGGATCGGCGCAATTTCAGACGGCCCCTTAGGTGGCGCGCCCATGGATGTAGCAGTCCGAGAAGCAGAGTTCGCAGCTACAAGGGCGTCCCGCGCGATGGAAACGCTCGGCAGTAGCCTAACTGCACCGCTTGCAAGCGTAGGGGCGCTGCGTGATGCGATGGCAGGAACATCTGCCGAGACTGATGACGCTGCTGCCGCTGCCGCTGCCATGAGCAAGACGTTAGAAGACATCGGCGGCGACGGCACAACCGGATCGGGCAGTGGATCGGCAGGCAAGGCAGCGGCTGCAATCGAGGAAGCCACCACGTTTGCGGGCGGGTTTGCTGAGGCGATGGCAGACGGCACGAAATCTGCCGTTGAAATGGGGCGTGAGTTGGGCGGGGTGCTGCTGAGCGGGATCGGCAGCGTGTCAGACGCTTTCGGCGAGTTTGTCATGCGCGGTTTCAGCGACTTCAAGGGTTTCGTGCGGTCGGTTCTGGACAGCTTCAAAAGCATGCTGGCGCAGATGATCAGCATGGCGGTGCGCAACCGCATCATGATCGGGCTTGGGTTCTCTGGCGGCGGTGCAGGCGCTGGCGGGGTTGCTGCACAGGCGATTGGCGGCGCAGGTGGCGGCGGGGGCGGCTTGCTGGGCGGCCTTGTGGGCGGCTTTGGTACGGGCGGCGGCATTGCCGGACTTGCGAACGGTGCAGGCTTCCTTGGCGGCGTGGGCAACGTGTTAGGCGGTCTGGCATCTGGTGGGCTTGCTGGCGGGTTTGGTGCTATTGGAACAGCACTGGGAGGCGCTACGGCCAGCCTTGGCGGGTTTGCAATGGCTGCGGGTGCTGTTGCCCTACCACTGCTTGCCATCGTTGGCGTGTTCAGCTTCTTCAAAAAGAAAACCAAAGAACTCGACGCGGGCTTGAAAGTCACTGTCAACGGCATGGACAGCTTGGTGCAGACTTTCCGCACCATTGAAACAAAGCGGTTCTGGGGCCTGTCAAAAAGGGTGCGCACCAGCATCACCGCAGCAAGTAAGGAAACAAGCGACGCGTTTACGAATGTTGTTGGAGGTCTACAAGCCAGCGTTCTGGCCTCCGCAGATGCGCTCGGTATCGCAGGAAGCACATTTGACAACTTCGCCCACACTCTGAGCGTCTCCACAAAGGGCTTGTCGGACGA